ACCGCTGGACTAGAACCTTGCAGGTGCTAGCCGGTGAGGGAATTCCGGTCGCCGAGATACCACAGAGCGCAAGCCGATTGACCGCGATGACCACAGACCTACATTCGGCCATCGTCAACAAACGTATGACACACAGTGGTGACAAGGATCTCCGCGAGCACGTTCTAGCCGCGACTGTGGTGGACACGCCAAACGGCGGTCTAAAGCTCGGCAAGGTCACCCGTAGCCGCAATGCCCCCCGTATTGATCTAGCCGCCGCGCTGGTAATGGCCGTCAGCCGTGCTACGTGGCGAGCGAGCAAGCAAAAGAAACGATTCCGAGTAATCACCCGATGACTTCTGATCTTCTACACGATCTGCTTACCGCCCTCGATACCCCGCAAGGCCGGTACGGAATCCTGCGTATGTACGCACAGGGACGGCAACCCCTGGCTTTCCTGTCCGAGGAATCCCGCAAAGCCTTAGACAACCGCCTGTGCCGTATGTCTATCAACATCCCCGCCCTGGCCGTGTCGAGTCTCACCGAGCGGCTACGGGTTACCGGATTCAGTGACCCCCGAGCGTGGGACGTGTTTGTGGCCAACGATTTAGACCAGTTGGCAACCGAGGTCCACGCCAATGCCCTGACCTACGGGCAGGGGTTTGTCCTGGTGTGGTCCAAGGATGGAAAGCCAACGGCCAGCGTGGAATCCCCGTTTGAATGTGCTGTGATCCGAGACCCCGCCGACCGCTCGGTGCTGGCGGGTGTGAAACGGTTCTCCACCAAACACACCACCGAGGCATACATATATCTGCCTGACAGCGTGCAGCACTGGCGGGCCGGTACCCCCAACGCGGCCATCGGTGGCTATCGGTTGATCGAGACTTTCGAGCACACCCTAGGTGTGGTGCCGTTGGTGCCGTTCGACAACGGGCACAGCGAGATTGACGATTTGCGAGACCTCACCGACGCACTGGTGAAAGTCACCCTCGATATGGTGATCGCCAGTCACGCGGCAGGTTTCGGCCGCCGGTGGGTTACCGGCGTCGAGCTGATCGAGAAACCCGTATACGACTCGGCGGGCGAACTGGTACTCGATGACAGGGATGAACCAGTCATAGAGACCACCTCACCGTTTGACGAATCGTCTACCTCGTGGGCCATCGGGGAGAATCCAGAGACCAAGTTCGGCAGTTTCGCCGAGGCCAACCTATCGGGTTTCCAGACCGCCGTTCGGGTGCTTGTTTCGCAGATACAGGCGGTATCGGCCCTGCCAAGTCATTACTTGGGCGTGCTGACCACACAACCAACCTCCGCCGATGCGCTGCGGGCCAGCGAGGCATCACTGACCGCCCGGGCCGAGTCCAAGCAACTGCGGTTTGGCCGGGCATGGGAACAGGTGGCCCTGTTGCTACTCGCGGTCAATGCCACCACTGCCGGGGCATTGCGGGTCCAGTGGGCCGACGCCGCCACCCGTTCGGTAGCGCAAGAATCCGACGCTGTGGTGAAGCTCGTGCAGGCCGGAATCTTGCCGGTGTCGTATGCGCTGGCCAAACTTGGCTACTCCGCCGACGAGATTCAGTTGATTCGAGCGGCCCGCCGTGCCGACACCCTCGACGGCATCGGGGTAGGCGTGGACACCGGCACCGATGAGTGACCCCGCCGACGCTTACCAATCGGCCCTAGAGAAGCTGGCAGACGGCACCGCACGGGCCGCCAGACGGGCCGCCAACCGGCGAAACGTCACCAAGGCTATGAGAGCCGCCAACGTCGCCGCCATCGTGCAGAGAGGCAACGCGCAAGCCTTGGCTCTGGCGGAGATGTTCACTGCCCGCCAACTGGAGCACGTCACGGGCCGGGCTGCACTGGCCAAGGGGTTGCTTCCCACCGATGACAGCGATCGCCTGACGAAAGCGGCTAAAACCATCCTGGCCGACCCCGACCCGCTGGGACGGGCCGAACGGTTGGCAATGGCCGAGGTTCTGCACACCGCGCAGGGGGCGGTGCAGGAGAGCCTGACCGGCAAGCGCAAGGGCCGGGGTGGCTACCTCGGTTGGGTGCGCCAGCTCGATGCCGAGGCGTGCCCCAAGTGTCAGCACTGGGCACGAAACGGGCGGGTCTGGCCACCACAGCATCCCATGCCCCGCCACTTCAACTGCCGATGTGTGCAACGCCTTGTCATTACCCCCGAGGCACCCAAACCCGTGAAGACACGAAAGAAACAACGATGAGCGATACCGACGCACAGCAGGACACAGGGACCGTAGAAGACACCGCCGAGGTAGAAGACTCCGCCGAGACGTTTTCACGCGAGTACGTCGAGACCCTGCGGCAGGAATCGGCCAAGTACCGCGAGCGGGCCAAGAGTGCCGACGATTTGCGCCACCGACTGCACGAGGCACTGGTGAAGTTGGACGGGCGGCTGGCCGACCCGACAGACCTGACCTACTCCGATGAACACCTAGACGACATTGCCGGGGCGGTGACGGAACTGATCGACCGCAAGCCACACCTTGCCCGCAAACCACAGGGTGACATTGGTCAGGGTGTGCGCTCGAAATCGACTACACCGACTGACTTCTCGGGCCTGTTCAGCCGAATGTGATCTACAATTAGGGTAGCTAAGTAACGTCCTGGTGGCGTTGGCCGCTCCGCCCCGATGGCGTCGAGCTTCCCCATTGACGCTATCCCGCAAAAGGTTTCACTCTCATGGCAGTTCTCGGTAGCGGTCTGACGACCGCGTGGACTCCCGACGGCTACGGCCAACTGATCGACACTGTGATTGCAGCCAAGTCGATTGCTTTTCAAGCTGGCACCCTTGTCAGCACCGCCAACGAAAGTATCCGCTTCCCCATGCTGACCGCCGATCCGGCTGTCGGGTGGTATGCGGAGAACAGTCAAATCACCCTCACCGACCCGACTACCACCGAACTGGTGGTAACCCCCAAGGCGGTTAAGGGTCTGACTCAAATCTCCACCGAGGCAGCGGAAGACAGCAACCCCGCCGTTGCCGACCAGGTAGGCCAGAGTTTGGGCCGCTCCATCGCCAAGAAGATTGACGCGGCCTTTTTCGGTAACACGGTCACCAATGGCCCGAGCGGTCTGCTCTCGCTGGCCGGTGTGAATGTTGTTGATACCGGCACGGTTGCGCTGGATTCTCTGGACCCATTCCACGAGGCCAAAGCTGCGGCACTGGCCGATGGTGCAACCATCACCCACTTCATTCTCGCCCCCGATGTGGCCCTGACCCTGGCCAAGGCCAAGCAGGGTGAGAATCTGAACGTCGGTCTGTTCGACGCGGTGTCTGACGGCTCCACCCTGGCCGGTGTGCCCGTCCTGGTGTCCACTGACGTGGCCGCTGGAAACGCTTGGGGTGTGGACGCTTCGCAGATTCTCGTGGTCCAGCGCACCGGCACCACCGTGACCCGTTCGTTCGACTCAGCTTTCGACTATGACGCGGTGCAGGTTCGCGCTACTGCCCGGGTTTCGTTCGGTTTCCCCAACCCTGCCGGTGTGGTCCGGCTGTATGACGCTGCGTAATGCTTGACGCAGCTGCACTTTCCACGCTGCGGGGCGGCACTGTTTCGGTCGATAGGGCCGAGGCAGTGCTGTCCATCGTGACCGCACGGGCCAAGTCCTATACCCGTGGTGTGGGTTTCCGGTTCAATGGCGAGAGCAACCCCGAGCTGATCGAGCCGGATATTCAGACCGTGATTCTGACCGCCTCACTGCGACTACTGGCCAATCCGTTGAACGTCGAACGTGAATCCATGAGTGTTCTGTCGGTGCAGCACGGCACCGACTACCAGGGATGGACTCTCAGCGAGACTCAGGTTCTCAACCGCTACCGGATGAGAGCCAAATAGATTCCACTGCCATTGGTTTTCAATCCTTACCAGTGGTGTACCTAACCGGGGAGTCGCTTCCCACCGGTTAGGCGGGGCAACACCACCCCGCGAGAGAAACGGTGGTTACAAACCCCGGTGTCTTGAGCAAGGACACCGGGGTTTGTGTTGTCCGGTACTAGTTTTCAGCTCTGGCATTAACCAGTGCAGACGGACCTATCAACTAGTATCCTTGTGCTGCAATGGATTTGGGTCCATCATCGTGACATGAACAACACCCTGACAGTCCCGCTCGCCCACGCTGAACTACTGCACGCCACCCTTGGCCCGCTGGCCAACGTGCTGGCCCGAGAAAACCACCCGTGGTCCGACACC